TTGTTGCTGCTACTGATTGTGATCCAGCGGATAACGAGCTGTTACTTATTAAATTAGAAGAACTGTTTGGGCTTGCTAAAGTTAGGTTATAGTTTTTGCTGTAATTATCGTAAGTACCAATTATGTTGTTTGTAGTTTTTAAATTATCTCTAAAAAAATCACTCATACCAGCTTCTGATATAGGTGTTAAACCGTCCATTGATAATCTAAGAACTGCGCCTCTTTGTTTGTCAGCAAAATAAGCTCTATAACTTTCTTTAGCAAATGACTCTGGATTTTTAGATATACCATAATCACCAACAAAAGGAGTTGCATCACCTAATACATTATTAGTAGAAACTAGCTGAGAATTACCATCAGCATTAAATAAAGCATCTTTGTTAGAAGTTATACCTACAACTTTATCTTCACAAAAAGCAACTAAGCTAATTCTTCTTTGAAATAGCTTTTGTATACTACCATATGTAGGGTTTAAGTCTTTAGTTATTTTTTGAGCAGAAATAAATTGATTTAATTCGTTAACACCTGACGTAGAGTTGTATATACCAGAGTATATTAAACCATGTTTTCTATGTTCTTCTTTGTAATCTTGCTCTAGTGTTACAGAAGCTCTAACGCCATTAGATATTTGAGGAGCATTGTAATCATCTCTAATTCTGTCAGACTCAATACCATTACCGAAAGAAAAGCAGTTGTACCAATTTAAACCAGTGTCTAGTGTGTGGTCAAGCTCTACGTAAAAAGAGTATATTTTACTAGGAGATGGACCACTTTGCAAAAAAGGACTTAACCCTGTAATTCTACCACTAGTATAGCTACCATCAGGTCTATAAAACATTATTATAGCACCAACATAATCTATGTCAACACCGGTAGAGTTACGCTTGTTAAAACCACCGTCTTCACTAGCAGATTGTTGAAAAACTGGCTCGTCAAAACGAACATCATTATCACCTATCCAACCTCTTACAAAAGTTGGCTGTGTAATGTTGAATTCCCCAGCGTAAGTAGCTTGTGCATTTCTAAACAATTCTACTCTTGATCCAATTGGAGCAAAAAGAGTATTATTTTCTGATGTTAATCTAGTTGGATATGCTTGACTAGCCTCGTAATATATATCTAATCCAGTTTCTTCTTTAGGTTCTGTTTCCCACACTGCTGGTACATCTTTAATTTGTCCCGCTAAAACAGTTGGATCGTCTGAAAGAAATTGTATAGCGTGTAAATCAGTACCAGTCGCACCGTCAGAGTCAAGTACATTGCTATCACCAAGCAAATCACTAATATCTGTGTCTATTTCAAATATATAAGTAACTCTTCTGTTACTACTTTTTCCAAAGTTTTCTATTCTTGTTTTTAAAGTGTTAAACTCAGGGGTATTACCAGTATTTAAAAAATCAATAGCAGCTTCTTCTACACTATCACCACCGTTTACAACGTTAGCGGGTATTGCTACATATTCATGATCTGTTCCTTGGTTTTGTAAACTACCACTTCCATCGTATTTTTTATAAGCATTCCAAGGTGTGTGGTTATATATTCTTTTTACAGACATGCTAAGAATTTCTATAACATTTTCATCAGCATCGTGTGTAAATTTAAACTTACTACCTTTTTTTAAGTTAGAAACGAAGTCTCTTATAAATCCTTGCTCATCTTCACTAGCAGGAAAACCTGGTTCCCATTGATTTTCATGTATTGTTTCGTAACTACTATTATAACCTTGCCCAACACCTTTGGCAGGAGAATCTAGCTGTGCCTCTAAAATACCATTATCATTTATTTCAAAGTTGCCCTCCATATAAAGCTCTTTTCCTGGCCCTACACCACTAGCTTTAAATACTCCACCACCCCATATACCTTGCAGATAAGCACCAATACTTTCAGGGCCTTTTAAAGGAGATGTATTAGTTAAATTACCAAAATCACCATCGTGTAAGTTTGCACCTGGGCCTAAGAAAGATAAATGTAAATATTTCTTACCGTCTTGCAAAGAGTACGTTAAGTCTTTTGTATAATTATTAGACGTAGGACTTGCAGATCTCCATCTTCTATAACCTTTAAAAGCTTCAAGCCCAGCGTTTGAAATATCTGCGGTGTGTGATTCGTCTGTAGATTCTATATAACCCTCCATGCCGTTAACATATCTATTAGCATCTATACCGTTGTTACCGTTCCAGCTAAAAAACAAAGGTAAAGAAGAGTTTGCAGCTGCATAAACAGGTGTTTCTTGCGGTATGTTTTGTAAATAAAAATCTGTAATACCATTTTCTGTTTTCCAAACAAATTCTTTCAATTGCGGAACAAGGTAGCTACCACCCCAAGTTTGTCCAGAGTATCTAGCGCTTTTACTATCACTCCATTGGCCAGCAACAAAATACGAGTTGTCTATAAAAAATGTTTTTCTACCATAACTAATTTGACTACCAATTTCAGCAGCGTAGTTAGGACTAGTAAAACTTTCATTGACATCCATAACATCTCGCCAAGCATTTAAAGTAGACGTTGTGTTTATACCACCATTAATACTACTAAGTGCGACATGTTGAGAAAACGATGGTATGTAACCATTTGAATTAATAACACCACTGCTAGGATCAAAACTTGAACCCACCGTGTCAACGTACCATCTAATGCTTTTTTTAACTGTAGCTACAAAATTATTAATTAAGTTTGGTTGGCCTTCATTTTCAATATTATTTCTAGCGGCTGCACTAGCTACAATTTTTACAAAAAATTTACCAGAAAACTCATCTAAATCTTTTTCTTGTTTTCTTTCAAAAGTTAAAACTAAATCTGTGTGTAACGCTGTATTGTTAACAGGATCATTAGCAACACCATTTGCATTAGCCAACTGAGCATCAGCAAGTGTTATTGGTCTATCAAGCTTGACTTGGTAATTGTTATTAACAAATAGTATTGAAACAACCTTGTATCTTTCAGAGGCTTGAAGATTTTCTTGACCCACTTTAAAAGACAAATACATATTTTTAATATACATATTGTTGTTATCACCATCATTAGTTAAAGAACCAGCAAAACAATCGTTGATCCAAGCGGCTCTATTGACGTAGACCATGTCAGTTTGATTGTCTATTCTCTGTTCAGTAACACCAGCAAATAATGTTGTGGTTAAAAAGTCAGGTGGATTATTAGCGTTTCCAGCAAGAGTTTGAGTTGCTTCACCAATATTTAAATATTCAAGCAAAATAGCTTCTGGAGCTTCGTTTGATATATCTAATACTTTAAATTTATTTTCTATATTTATCTGATCTTCGTTACCACCAATTTTCTTTTTTAATATTATATAATCTTCTAATGTAATTTTATTTCTTTCTGCCGAAGGAAAAGAAATCCATATATGGTCTTCTTCTTTATCGAAAAGATTTAATTTAGAAGGAATATAAGCCCTGTCCATAACCATGTTGTAGTACTCATTACTAGTTTCTTTTATGTAGTACTTGTAGTAATCAGCCCAGTTAGGTATTTCTGTATTTAAATTGGCTTTTAACTGTAGCGTTTGACTTGCAGATTTTCCTAAAGTTGATTTTTCCCAGTTAAACCAAGGTATTTCAACATAACCATCGTCCGATGTAAAAACTGTAGTTTCTCTACCATATTTATCTCCAAAAACAAAACCAAGTTGATATTTTCTTTGTGATTTTATAGAAGGTACACCACCGTTTTCAAAAGAATAGTTTGAGTCTCTAAGCTGGTAGTCTGCGCTAAACAAATCTGAAGTAATAGCTTGACCTGAAGTGTTTATTAAATTATAACCTTGAGTGTAATTACCATACACCAACCTGTTGCCTGTTATTTCTTGTGCTAATGCTTTTTTAGGAACAACATCAAATGGCCTTAATAATTGATTTTCTGGTAAAGCAGCATATATACTTTCAGAATTTACAACATAGTAATTGCTATTCCAATTATTGTCATCATATTTTATTTTTTTAATAGAATAAACTACATTAGTGCCTTCTTGTTTATATAGTATTTCTATTTCTACAACATCAACAGGAGTGTCTTTTGTTATAAAGTCATTTAACTCTACAGACTCTGTGTTGTTCAACATAGCTGTATTGTAAGTCTCTATTGTAGAGTAAGCGTCGTCTTTACCATAACCTTCAACGTAAAGTGGGTTAAACATTACATTAGTAAAAGGTGCAAAAGCAGAGTATTCTCCGTCTTGATATTTATATCTATATGAAAATCTAGGAAATATTTTCTCAAACAATTTTTTAGAAGTTTGAGAAGTCGGTGCAACGGCTGTTGCGTTAAGAGTTATTTTTGGATTTTTCTTTATTACTGTTATGTGACTTTCATTTATGTCACCTTTGTTAACTCCATCAACAACAAGTTCTGTGTGAGCTATAGTGTCTAAGTCTGTACCAGTTTGATCTGTACCTGCTATACACGTTTGTACATTAATCTTTTTAGGCTCGTTAACATTATCAGTAAAAAATAACAAGTCATCAATAACATTTATACCTGTTATAATTTGTTCCGAAAACTTTAGCGTATCTTGTTTTTTGTCTACTAAAACTACTTTTGTTTCTTCGTTGTCAAGATTATATTGTAGTATAGCGTCTGTACCACTGCTATTGGTAACAAACCAATATAAGTTATTTGTTTTTTCATCAGAAACACTTGCAATACATTTGTAAGAAGCTGGCACTATAGTTTCTAAAGCCTCGTTACCTAGTATATTTTGAACAGTACCAACGGCAGCATCATCAGAAGTTGATACTTTAATATTTTCAGCATGTCTATATTGACCGCTAGGTATTATTCTTTCATCAAGGTCTTTATTCATCTTACCTTGAGTAAAAGTGTTTTTAATCTCCGGCATATGTTAGTGTTTTATCCACTTAGATTTACCTCTAAGTATTTGTATTATTTCTTCTGTCTTTATGTTTGACAACCTAAGCTTTGCTTGTCTTGTTGCAGCAAATTTTTCTTTTTTATACCTTTTAACTACATACTCAGGCACGTTTGCTCTTGTAGATAATATTGCATACATTATATGCATAAACAATGCTTGTTGTGCAAATTTATGAACTTGCATTTCTTGGTCAGTTCCAAGACTATCGCTTATATAATCTAGTATTACAGTTTTTCCAGAAACATTAGAGCTAAAGTTGATTAAACCTCTTAAATTGTCTATAAAATAAGATCCGTTAACTTGAGCATGTTGAGGTTCTATACCGTATCTTTCGCCTAAAACTAAATCATAAGTACCATCGTCAAATTTATTTATGTTTTCTCTAGGCGTCATTGAAGTAAACTTTTCAGATGTTAAAGAGTTTTCTGTAGCAAAGTCTCTATGTAGTAACTCTACAGTAGATTGACCGTTCATTGCTGAAACCTCTTTAATTTGATTTATAAACTTATGTTGTGTTGGTATAGTAGTACCTATAACACCATCACCAAAAGTTTCTGAAGTAGTAGCTTGAACCCTACTGTTTATTATAAAAAACACTTCAGTGTGATTGCTAACGTCAATATCCATCTCTTGCGTTACATCTGAGCCTGCAGAGTTGAAAGTCATAAATCCAAGGTTTGGATCGTTTAGGTTTCTACTTAAAAAACCAGCCGTGTTAATTTGCTGTGCGTTACCATTTGTTTTAGAATTAGAAACGCCAGGCATAGTTTGTATACCTATAATAACCTCTCCATCTGAAACATTTGAACTATGAGTTGTAGCGTTTGCCGTAGGTGCAGTTGAAGTGTTTTGAAATAAGTTTACAGTTGCAGAAATTTTTAGTATATCCATATCTTCAACCTTAACTTTATGCCAGCAAGAAAGAACCCTACTATCATGGCTAAGATTGTTTACTGGATTTATAGGTTGTGCTACGTGTTGAAATTTTAACGAACCACTACCAAGATTTATTTTAAAACCACCACCAAAACCTAGGTAAGTAAGTGGGGCTGAGTTTTGACCAAGTCTTTGAACCCTATTTAATTTTGTTCTTTTCCATCTTGGATGAAAACCATTTGTTCTGTCAAAGCTATTATCTCTTAAAAGCTCAACGTCATCAGAAAATTCATAATCACCATCTTCATCTTGTAATATTGAAAATGGATTTGATGTTTTATTTGTAGGGTATAAAGGATGTTTTATACCAGCGGCATCGCTCCAAGATAACTGAGTATAGTTTACGTAGTCATGAGGAAGTGCCATTGTTAAAGATGGTGGTAAAACTATTTCTTGAGACTTTACCGATTTAAACGTATCAAAAGAAAGTTCTTGCATAGCTCGCATAGCATGAAAAGTAACATCTGTTTTGCTAGCCTTGTTTACAAGTTTACCTTCACCAACATAAGCAACAACAAATTGATTTATAACGTCTTGTAAAGAAGTAAATTGATAATTACCAAAATTATCTCCTTCATAATATTCTCTTTGGTTTTGTTCTAATATACCCATTTATTTAAGCTTTTTGTTGTTGAATATTTTTATTTTGTTCCGCTGATGCAGCTTGGTATAGTGAAGGGTCTTTTAAAGTTATACCTGCTAATTGAAGTATTTTGATTACTAACTCTGTTTGCTCTGAAGCATGAATTTCAAAATTTCTATGGTCTACAGCAGATTCGTTATAAACCGCTTTTTCATCAACAACAAAATAAGTCCAATTAGGATTTTCAGGTTTTCTAATGTAGTCAATACCTGGGGTTGTTATTTGACTATCTCCATAAACGAGTATTTGATTATTTTGCGTGTAGTAAACAGGTTTTGAATTTGATGGTTTGCAAAGTGTTACACCTTGCATTTCTAAATACTCTTTTGCAGTAACTTGCTCAACAGGCTTGTTGTTGTAAATTATATTTTGTATTTTGTATAAATCAACAGGTATAGTACCAGCAGATATAATAGTTGATTTTTCAAATATTGATATTTTTTCTTCTAGTAAACTAGTCATGTCGGCGTAAGCAGTGTCGTTACCTGGAACTCTATTAAACTGGTTTATATCATAAAAGTATTGTTCAAAAATACTCATTTGTGCTTGGTTAGCAAACAAATTAAACTCTTGTGGAGTTATATAACCTCTTTGCTCTTTATTAGCTAAAGCTAAAACTGTTTGATATACTGTGTTTATATTTACCATTTTTGTTTTTTGTAGTTACGATCGCCCCGTAAGGCGACCGCTCTACAGTTTGATTATTTTAATTGCTTTTCTATATTAGAATATATTTCCATACCCTCATCAGTTTTAAACCAATTAGCTAAAGCAGTATATGGATGTTCATCAAATGGAACATTCATTAACTTTCTATTATTAGTTCCCCAAGAAAAAGTTCTTTGATCTTGCGATAATTTAATAATACCAAGCTCTGTAGCTTTAATACCAAAGTTTCTAAGCTCTACGTTGTCATCATTAACTAACTCTAAGAACAATACAGGATTTCTCTTAGCATATAATAGTAAATCTCTTTTAAGTTCCTTAGAGCTCAACTCTGACACTTTAGATCCCATTTCTACTCTCATGATAGCTTCTGCCATGTCAATATCTAAATCTCTAGCTACAACTAAAGCTTCAACTTCCATTTCTAAAATATCTATTTCGTCAGCAGCTATTTCAACTGGTTTATATTCTTCATATAAAACATCTTTATGTGGGTGGTATAAAGATAATAGTTTTTGTAATTGTTGTTTGTTTTTAGGAACTTGTAAAACTCCACCTCTAAAAACAATATGCGCTAATCTTTGATCTCCTTGCATTTCATCAACAAAACAAGTTCTTTGATTTTCACAATACTTTAATTCTCTTTCATAACCTTTTTCTTCATCAAACCAATATACGTTTGCAGCTTTTATACTTCTGCTAACAGGTGATTCATTTTTTGTTAAATAATAAATCCTGTCTTTTATTTCCCACTCTGGTTTTACAGGTTGTGATTTTTTAGGTTTTGTTGTTTCAACTACTGGAGCTTCAACAACAGGTACCTCTACCTCTTGTGTTTTTTGTTTTTTTGCCATAATATAATATATAATAAAATTAATAAAAAGAAAGGGTCGAGGCCGAAGCCTCGATCCTTTAATAAATAGTTTACTTCATTAACATAAAGTTGTTAGCACCTTGAGTAACTAAACATCTTTCTGATAAATAGTGAACTTGCATTGCATCTAAAGCAGACGTAGTAGCACCAACAGAACCAGTAACCCAAGACTTCATTCTTCGGTCATCAGTTTGTGAAGCTCTATATCTAACGTGTAGAAACGGTCTAGTTAAGTTTTTACCTAAAGTTCCATCATAAACTGTAGAAGTACCAGCTGGAATGATGACACCTCTAATGTTTGTAACAGCATCTAATAGACCTCCTCTAGTACCTTTGTCGTTTAAGTATCTGAAGTCAGACTTGTAGAAATCGTAAGATCCACGTCTGAAACCAGAGAAACCTAAGTTTAATGCCATATCTTCTGAGTTGTTGAATACTCCGTAAGAAGTACCACCAGCCCCGTAAGAATTCATTGAAGCTAACATATCATCAATAGCTAAGCTAGTTGATCTGTCAATAAACATCATGTTTTCTTCAATAGCACCTTGCTTATCAAACTCAGCTAAAATTGCATCGAACTCAGCTAAATCAGTAGCAGCATTAACACCAGTAACACCAGAAGTAGTATTACCTCTTTTAGCTATAGCGTCAAATAAACCTTGAGTACCAAAGTTTGCACTACCAGCCATACCAAGTAATGAATCTACAGTAGTCGCACCAGCAGCTGCAGAGTTTTTAACAGACTCTAACATTGCCATTTCTAAGTAATCAGTAAAACGCATTTTAGTTTCTGAAGCAGCTTTTAAGTACCATAAGTAACCACCTTGTCCTTCTTCAGTTGTTACTTCAACCCAACCGATTTGAGAAGTATCAGATCCGTTGATTTGGTAGTAATCTTTAAGAATAATAGGCTTGTTAGTATGAGTTTGGAACTGAGGCTCATTAGAAGTTCTTGTATCAGCATCTGTACTAACGTCTGATCTATAAGACTGTCCTTTACCATATTCAGATCCATAAACTAATACTGTTACCGCTTCTGAACCACCAATAGTAGTTGTAATGTCAGTACCATCATAAAGTTCAATAGTTATAGTAGCACCAGAAACAGCAGTACATATTGCATTAAAAGTACCAGTAGCTGAAGATACTAATAAAGTATCGTTAACTCTAATACCGTGGCTTGCACCAGCTGATCTACCATCAATATCGTTACCAATATCAATAGTTTCTGCAGTTGATGCAGTTGTACCGTTGTAGTGTAAGTGTAATCTACCTTGCTCTGACCAAACGACTTGGTCAGCAGTCATTGCTTCTTCTGCACCTATTTGTGATAAGAAACCAGAGATAGTTCTTTTACCAAAAACCTCTGCTTCTTTCTCCATTAGATCCGGAAGGTATTGTTGCGACCAGTTTGTACCTGACGCAGTAAAATCGATGTAATTTGAAGTGTCTGCATACTTCTGTGGAAGTGGCGTTAAATTCAAATTAGCACCCGCTGTAATTGCCATAATTTTGTATTTTTAAATTTATAATTTATTTTTGTTTTTAATTTTGAACTTAAAATCATTAGAATTATCACCTAACACTTTAAACTTTAAACCGCCTTGATCTACTTTTCCAAAAGATTTTCTTGGATCCATATTGACGTTTTTAGCTTTAGCAATACTATTTTTTAAAGCATCGGCTTTACCTTGCTCGTAAAAATGTTTTGCAACAGCATCTGGGTTCATAGCTGTAAACAAACCTTTGTGATAACCACTAGCATCTGACATTTCATTATTTTTATTCAAAAACTTTTTGACAAAATTATTAATATCGCTTTGCGATTCTTTTACATCGTTTGTATTCTTAACATTAAACCTATACTTCTTGTCACCAACATTATAGTCAAAGCCTTTAAAGTCTTTGTTAAAAACATTGTTAGTTTGTGATTTAAAAGCTTCAGTTTGTTGTTCTACAACTTTTTTGTTTTCCTCTGATTCTTTGTTATATCTATTAAAAAAATCTACAGCTTTTTGTTGTTCATTAGTCAGCTTTGACCCAGCTTTGATTTCTTCATAGTATTTAGACTTTTGCCCGTCTAAGTAGGCTTTAGCGCTGGCAACTTGCTCTTTTAACGCTATTTTTTTCTTTTTAACTTCTCTTTCTTCATCAACTTCTTCGTCATATGAAAACGAATCGTCCATTAGAAAGTCTATTTCTTCGTTGTTTAAATGAGATTTTGTTTGTTTGTAGTACTCTTTAAGTATTGTTTTGTCATCATAATCAGAAAAATCTTGATTAAGACGAACATAATCTTCTAATGTACCACCAGTATCTTCCATAAAATCTACAACTTTTTGTAAGTTTTCAGGTAAAGCTTTTCCAGTTTCTTTAGCTTCTAACATAGCTTCTTGAGCTTGATCTGCTAAATTATCTACTTGCTCTTTAACTTCTTCTTCAGTAATTTCTTCTAGTACTGGAGTTTCTTGTGTTTCAGCTTCCGGTTGTACTTCTTCTTGTTCTTCTGTGGCATCGGCATTTTCATCGACTCCAACCACTCCCTTGTCGTCAGGACTATCTTCTTTAGTTTCATCTTGTTTTGGTTTACTTAAATCAACAACGTAATCGCCGTCTTCATTAATGTTTGGTTTTTTAGTTTCTTCAACTGATTGTTCAGTTGGCTGTGTAGTTTCTTCAACTACGTTTTCTACGTTTTCTTCCATAATATAATATAATAATAATTAATAATTGTTATCTAGGATCAAAAGAACCTAAATCAAATCCGCCACCTAATATATCATTACCTGCGGACTCAAAGTTTTTAGGTGGTTTTTCACCTTTTCTTTGATCTATAAGTTCACTTTGTTGTGAAGCTTGTATTCTTGTTCTTTCGTCTTTACGATCTTCTTTTTCTTTTTCTTTTTTACTTACAGTTTCGTTATCCATTTGTTTTAACTTCATGTTATATTGAAACTCTTCAGCCATTAATTCTTTTTTCATTTGAACTTCAGCTTGAAGTTTTTGTATTTCAAGACTCATTTCAATATTTGCTAAAGAAGCTTTAGACTCTACTATTGCTTGATTTTTTTGAATTTCTGCTTGAGCAGCAACTTGTTGTGTTTGTGCGTTTGCTTGAGCTTGGGCTTGTATGTTTTGTTGTGCTAACTGCTGATCTCTTGCTATTTTCTTTTTTCTACGTATTTTAAGTAGTTGATTAGCAAGTTTAATATTTTTAATATCCCTAATATCAATAGCGTCTTCAAGCTCTATGTTTTGTTGAGCAAGTGCAACCTGTATATTGTTTTCTAACATACCCTTTTCTTCTTCGTCAGGTGCTAACTCTATAAATATACCAAAGTCATATAGGTGCAAGTTAGACATTTCTTCAAGTGTAGCAACATTGTGCGCTCCGATAGCTTGTATAAAAGCATCTTTAGTTGGTGAGTATTCTATAATATCAGATATTCTTAAAGATAAACACTCTGCTGTTTGTGAAGTTAAAAACAAACCTGCTTGTAATATATGTCTTGTTGCTGTATTAGAGTTAGCGGCTGCTAATTTTTGTACACCTACTAAAGCATTTCTATCAGGTGAACTACCATCTCTAGCTTCATTAAGCCCGGTAGTATCTCTTATCATTTGTAAGTAATAGTTGTAATTACCTATAAGTGCTTGTAATTTGTTTCCACCACTACCACTTGTTATTTCTTGTATAGGAACTTTACCTGGGTTCATATCACCTTCAGACGTCATTGATCTACCTATAACAGATCCTGTTTGAAAGAACATGTTTAAAGCTTCTTGTGGATTATAGTTTGTACCATTACCTAAATCTATTTCAGCCAAACCATCAGCGTCTAAATAAACACCATCAGGTACCATACGCGATAACACTTGTTGTAGTTTTAAATGTGTTAACTGTATCATATCTGCAAATCCAGTAACACGTCTTACTAAACTTTCTATTTTTCCTTTGTACATACGTGGAGCAACGATAGAGTAATTCATCATTACTTTTGTAAAATCACTCTTAGGTCTTATCATGTTAGAAGCTAGTTCCCATTTAAGAAGTTTGTTAGTACCTAGTATTATAGCGCCTTCGTATAAAACTTCTACATTTCTTTGTATTTTTGTAAAAGTACCTTCTTTATTTTCTGGTGGATTAAAAGAGTCATCTTTTTCTATAGCTTTTTCAGCACCACTACCTGTTTCTTTTACTTTGTAAACTTCGTTCATGTAAGTTTTATAATCAAAATATAGAACATGAACTTTGTTTTTATCTACTTCCCTGTAGTGAGTTGTTCCTTGACCGTAATGATTAGAATTAGTATAGTTTTTATTGTTTACAATATCTTCTAGTTCTTCTGGTGTTAAATGAGGAAACTGTTTTACAAGTTCATTTACAGGTATTGCTTTTATTTCTCCAACATAATAAACATCATCAAAATAAGGCGATTCAGTATACGAGTAAACTAAATCAGCTGGATCAACATAACTAATAGTAACACCTTCAGATGTGTTGAAACCTGTTTTAACAGCACCAATACCTAAAACAGTAAGATCGTAATAAAAACGTTTTTTAGTTAATTCGTACTTATTACCTTCCATTAAAACTTTTAAAGCTTGCTCTTCTGCAATTTCTACAGATTGTTTATAATTCAATTGCATGTGCAAGCTTAACTCTTGTTCGTTTTCTGGAACATCTTCTCCTTGATTTTCTCTTAAATCTAAACCTAAATTTTGAGCAATATATTCGTCTAATGATTTTACCTCTATATCTTTCATTATCGATTGCATATACTCAGTTCTCTGCTTAACACCGTGTGGGTCTTGAGAATAAGCTTTTATATCGTAAGTTCTATCTGCTAAGCCATTAACAACAATATCAACAAACTTAGGTATAATCGGAACTGGCGTCCAGTCTAAATTAAGATATGACAAGTCACCATTTATAGATAATTCGTCTTTATATTTTTTAATTGATTGTTCGCCTCTAGCGTACAATCTTAGATTATGAAAATTGTTTTTATTTGTAGTATACCTTGTTTGATTAGAATCGTTGTAAAACCATTCTGTTTCAATAGCTTTAGCAACTTTTAATCCATAGTCGTAACTTAACTTTTCAGCATCGCTAACCACTTGGCTTGGGAAATAACTTTTTATCGCAGACTCTGCCATATTATTGTTTTATTATTTGTGATAAATTTCCAGAGTTAGAAAACTTGGATATGTTTATGTTTAAT